GTTTTTCACTTTGGTATGTCGTTTTTATACCGAAGTTTTCGTGCGTTTGACTCCTTCTTCCAAGATGGCCCAGTGGTGCTTCACGGTATCACTGACGCCGGGTGCTCGGGGGGAGTTTTCACACCCGTTCCAGTGTTTGACAACCACGTCTCTTTAATTCCAGGAGCTGTGGCAAACATTTTTAATGAGTATTACACTGGGACAGAGCACAAATGCGTGTGGTTCGCGAATTGGTTGGATGTAGCAGTGGTTGTTTTGATTGTGATGTTATCAATTGGACTGCTGTATACGTCTCTGCGTCTTGCCGCTTTTGTTATCGCTTACTCGGTGTCTCCCATCGGTAATGGATTTGTGTCGTTGTGGTTTAGTGTTTGCAAACTGTGGTCACCAGCTGTACTTGACAATGCTGTGTACCGTAACCAGTTTGCGAAGACACCTTCTTTGAAGGCGTCAACACCAAAGTCACATTCACATCCCATTGCTGCTAGGATACGCAATGCGTCCACGTATATGATGGACCATTACTGTGCATTGGTTGGTCGTAAGGCCTACTATCCACAGATGAGTAAGACTGATGAACGGAAGGGGCGTCGTGGGGCAAGATACTACCATTGGGTAAAGGATCTCAATATTGGCTTCAGCCAGTATGACCCGGAACCTGATGAGGTTTTATGCTTCACTGACGTTGATATGTATTTGGATATGCCACGTCTGATGTCTTCTCGACCCCAGATGATGTTGGTATCCACTTTCCAACCCACCAAGGTAGCGGCGAACGGCGTTAATAACTATGCCTTCACTTTCGGTATCCACAATGAGGTGGAATTTACGGTAAGTGGTGGAGCCAGTTTCAAACATCCAGTTTGGAACTATGGGACTGATGTAGTATTAGCATCCTCATCATCGTGGTGGGGTTTGCTTCACACAGTTATTAGTTATAACGTCGAACGTCGGTTTCTTGATGAACACCATCAATTGTTGTTTTTAGTTCCAAGTGCGTGCATTGTTTCACCCATCATTCCTATACATTGGTGGGTCTCGGGGCACGTACTTAAACGACTGGTGGTGGTGCAAGGGGATGCGTTGGTTATGAATGTTATGACACCTGAAGGATTAAGAAGATCAGTGGGCAGAGTTGGCTTATATACAACGGCCAATCTAACCGCTGAGGAAGACGACACTATTCGTGTCCAATCCCTTATTTCTAAGGTGGACATAACACCTGCCAGCGTACGTTCCGCCTTGCCCGAAGCGGATGTGTCAATGGCCAGTGTTCTCACAGTTCATCACAGGACTGTGAAGCCTGGGACGGTGGACACCGTCTATCCTAAGTCAGAAAGCGTCTTTAATTACCAATTCAATCCTGGTGAGTATGATGCTGATGCTAAGAATTCATTGACCCCGTTTATGAACCCTTTGATGCTGGGCGCTTACGCGCCCACCAAATGTTTGGCAAACGACTTGGCGTCTGTGCAGGGACGGATAATTGATGTCCGTCCTGCGGAGCCGCCTACAGTTGATGCGTTCAGACTGCAAACTCAGGCCGAATTCCTTTCCATGCTTGTCCCAGAGGACATTGCAGGGACATTGAGTCCGGATGATGTCGAAACTGTGTTACTAAAACAGAATCGACC